CGTTAGGCCAATAGTCTTTTAAATATGAATCAATTCTATGATCTAAATAAACGACGTTACTGCTTGAATCTATTATAGAGATTTGCCTTATCATTCTGGCAACCGAAACAGTATATTGAGAAGTTCCCACAACTAAATTTGCCGAAGCACTTCCCCTATATGCAGGTAAATTAGGAAGACGCTGGTAAATCATGTCCTCAGCTTGGGAGATAATTGTGTCAATCGAAACGCTTAATTCAGATGAATCGTCCTCCATAAAATTTTGAATGTTAGTTTTTAGCGTTGTGTAATTCATTTAATCACCCCATGTTCCTTCACCCCAAGTTGAGTTACCCCAACCCTGTAGATTTACTAACTCTGTTCCTGTTGCACCTGTGCCAGCTACGCCAGACTCAGTAATAGACAGTTGCATATTAGCTCCGTCTGTCTCGCCAAACGCGCCTATTACGCCTGTACCAGCCACGCCAGTTTCGGTAATAAAGGCCAGTGGTGTTTCAGTTCCTATTGCGCCTGTAGCAGCCACACCTGTCTCGGTAATTGTTAATTCGTTGTTGTAAGTGCCAATTGCGCCTGTGCCAGCTATACCTGTGACAGTTAAGGTCAATATAAAGTTATTTAGACCCAGAGGTTCTACAGCACCTCGACCATTCATTCCAATGCGAGGCAGTAACCTTGGGTCAATTGTCCAGTCTTGCGTAAAGCCAACAAAAAACTTAACATTGTCAGGGTCATTATCTGCCCTAGGATTAAATAATGCCGTGGCATCTATGACATTTTTAGCTGGCGTAAGTTGTGGTTGCTTTGGTTCCCAGTCTTCTGGCTCAACACGCAAGCCATCCCAAGTGGTTTTTAAGTCAGTGTACTTGACTTTAAAGCCACTCCTGTCGCCTATCGCATTGGATTTTTTTCCTCTTGCGTACCTTGCCATTATCCTAAGTTCATTCCTGTCGGATGAATCCTCAAACTTACCCCATCATTATCTGATGACGCTGCTAAATTAAATGAACGCTCGTAGACACTATCCAGTATTTGATATTTATCTGCTGCGTATTTTAAAGCTAACTTACTTGCCAACCCTGCACATATGCAGTCGCTCCAGCGATATGGGACATCTGCATCTTGATTTGATAGCGTCACGTCTTCCAATTGATTAATTGCCCAATAAACTATGCTGTAAGTAGACACGTCAGGTATTTGCCATAAATAAATTTGTGGTGTGTACTGCTTGTCAAGCATATACTGACTTGGCTTACCGCTACTGGTTTTATTTGGTATCTGATTATAATCGGCAATTGATATGCGATTGATTATCTGGTCTGACGTGTCAGTGCCAGAACTGTCAGACACAACCGCATCTATTATATCTATTGTTCCCTCTGGCAGTGTGTATGGGGTTGCCTGGTCTTTTACCAAAGTCAATGTGTTTTTTGATACTGTCCAGTAATTTATACCTCGATTAGCCCACTCGGAAAACAATAAATTCAAGCTGCGTCTTGCCGATACAGCTTGATCGCCTGTCCTCGTCTGTGGATCTATTCCGCACCGCTCGTAGGCTTCGGAAATAATCTCTTCAACGTCTGGTCTAAATGCTACCGTTTCTGAAGTTGCCATATTTAATACTCTTTAATTGCTCTTATCACAATCTGATAAGCATCACCTGCTGCACCAGCTCCTGTTGTCGTAAACTTAATGTCGCCAGTTCCACTTGCTCCGTATGAGCTACTTGTCGGTAAGCCACCAAATTTTGAAAAGTCTTGGTATCCTGACTGGCCTTCATCTAAATGCAAAACAATAATGTCTGTATCTGCATCTGCCAAGACTTCAACAGTCATTGCATTTATTATCCACCAACACTCAACAATTCTTACGCCACTACATGTGTCGCCATTTGCACTTTTACCTAAACCAGAGACATCTATTTTAGAAACAGCACTCTCATTACCACCATCAACATACTGATATTGAAAAGCAAAAACAACTTCACGTGTACTCTCTGAAATTTTAGTTGTCGTTGTAATATCTGCCACTTTACTCTCCTAATTTGTAGGTGAGGTTTTACCCCCACCCAATTAATTATGCGATTTGAACATATTCAATGATGAATGTGAACGATCCTGCTGTTGTCGCATTGACAGTATTTGTAATGTTGCAGAAAATAGTTCTTGCGGTATCTGTATACTGAACAGAAGCTGGAGCTGTCGTTCCATCTTGCGTCTGAAGAACTAATGCAGTCACAGTTACGTTGTGAACAACAACGGTTGTACCAGCATCTAAGATTTCGTCTGTCTGAGCCGCAACAATTTGTGCGCCTGAGCTAGATGTGCCAACTTCGTACCCAATGTCACCTGATCCAATAACAGGAGCTGTGTCACAGAATATTTTAATGTCAGTGATGATTGTATTTGCTGGTTGAGAAAACTCACCAATTGTCGGGCTATCACCTGCTGTAGTGTTAACAGTAACACCTGTCGCAAAGCCGACGTGTTTTACAAATTTGTTTGTGACAATACCTGTTGAGGCAATTACAGCGGTATCAGTATATGCCCCTGTTATAGCATTTTTTGATACTACTTTAAATCCGTTTTCAGAGCGGACTGCTCCTGTAAATGTAGTTGTACCCATTTTGATCTCCTTGTCGTGGGTTAAGTCAGACGCGAAATGCGGCTGTCAAGGTAAAAGGGAGGAGATGATCCCCTCCCTCAAATTTTTATTATGCGCCTTCAGAGCCGAAGAGGCCCCTCCAATCGGTCCAGCCGAAGCTATACCTTTCGCGAACTTTGTAACGCACGTTTCCAGTTTCGAAGTCACCTTCCATGCCTTTTTTCATAGGCGATCTTTGGAACATTTTCAGACCATCAGGCACGTCAGTTTTTACAAACCACGCATCTGAATCTGACAACCGACGCATGACATGTGAGCCATTAGGTAGGTATCCACCTGCCTTAATAGCGTTAATGTCATTATCGGCTGTGCCTGTCCTCAATTGAGATTCCAACAGACGATCCGCAACAAAAGTGTAGGCTGTCGGTATTACCAAAGTAGTACCTACTGCCGCAATTCGAAGACCTTTATCATCCTTCATATCAGCAATGTTGATAAGAACGGATTCTAGTGAAGTCTCTGAAAGGTCAGACGCTGTGCTTAACACATTTGACTGGATACCATTTTGGGTTGGGTGAGATGCACTTAATAGTACAACACCGTCACCGCCTGTGTAACCAGCAGTTTGCGAGAAGTTTAAGACGTTCGCAGCTTTGATTTCCTTAGTGGAAGACATTGAGCGTGCTAGTGCCTTAGTGTAACGTGAAGCAATTGAGCCATACTGACCATCTTCTTCGGCTTCCTCAGTAACTGCGAAAGCTAAAGCAATTGTCTCATGTTGGTATCGCGCTGTCCATTGTTGCCCAGCATCATCATAAGAAATAGCCGCACCCTCTGTCTTAGTTGGTGCTGACGCAAAACCTGATAGCAAAACGTCTTCCTCAAACGCCTTACTTGAGGTGTTGCTCTCAAATACTGCTAGGTATTCCTCTGGATACTTGTCGTACTCAAGACCGAAAAGAGTGTTCAGTCCTGGTTCAAGCATTTTAGCGAAACTTGATCTATTCATAGCCATTTTTTAACTCCTTCCTATATACCTGCGCCATCTTTTAGGAGATGCTCATTAATGATGACCTCCATGATAGCATTCGCACCAAACGAATTATCTGGTGCATCGTAAAGACCTATGATCTTACAGGAAGCTGTACCTGCTGCCATAGTTCCACTAATTTCAAATCCAGATTGACCTGTAATGGTCGAACCTGCTCCAGCCACGACATCGGCACAATTACCGACGTTAGTCTGAGCAGTAGTACCTGCACTTTGAACTTTGTAAACAGTGTACGGGTCGTCGTAGACAAACAACTTGATATCTGTTGCTGTCGTTCCACTAGGCCAGTATTCACTGTAAACGTATGAGCCATCACTCGCAGTATAGGCACACCCATCAAACACACCGATGTTATTAACTTCGGTCGCTGTATGTGGAGTAACGAGACCTGAAGCAATAATTATACAGAGATCACCTTTGAAGATGTTTTCTGCTAATTCACTTGCACAAGTGTACACGTTAGTCCGTGGTGCATTACCGCTCATGTGGCGAGTCGGTACAAAACCGAAGGCTGCATCAACATTAGCCATTTTTTCGCTCCTTTAGCGTTAAAGTTTTAGTCTTCCATAGCAGAGTAATCCCTGCCACGGCTCGAAGAGGACTTTCGATTTTGATAAATCGATTGCCCAGTTTTTCGTCCTAACGCATCAAGATCACCTGAAACTGACTCATTTTGCTCAGAATTTCTATTACTATAATAGGCTTTCATTTGCTTGTGAGTTTCTAAAGGCATTTCACAAAGTAACATGCCTTCAATCCCAATTGATCCTGCCCACTGGCCGTGGTTGATAGTCGGAAACAACTTATCTTTAACGGTTTCAGCAGGGCGTGGGTTCCATCCTTCGCGCATTCTTTTATACACGTTGTCAGGAGTATCCTTACCCTGAATCGAGGTAGCTATCCATCGTTGGGTCATACCTGGACGAGGTTCTGGTGAGTCCAACAATGATGGTGGTTTCCATGTTGCTTCGGGGCGTACTTGCTCCTCGCGTATGGAGTTTCGGGTTTCACTTGCACGCACATTTCTATTCTCAGACATAATTAGCTCCTTTGCTGACGTTTGATTTCGGCCTCATATTTTTTAAGACTTTTTTCATCTGTTATACCAAGTTCTCTAGCCATTCTAAGTTGATCCTGCGTCATGCGAACCCTGTTGCCTTTGTAAGATGAAGAACCGCCTGTAGTTGGGGCGACTGGTGGTCTACTTTTTGTTCTTGGTTTACTAGTAGGACTTGATGGTGAAACTAACTCAGGAAATACATTATGTAAACGATTATTTAATGTATCGTAATATTCCTGTTCATTTTTATCAAAACCCTCCAAATCTAACTGAACGTCGATTGCCCTAGCTGCGGCAGTTTCACGTTCATAACCTTGGGAATTAAACCAGTTATTTTTTTCCCACCAGCTCATTGCCTTTTCTGGGGCTGGCTCTTGTGCAACTTGCTGCGCTCGTCTTGCTGTTGGCGGTGTCACCTGTTGTGCGCGTTGCTGTTTCTGCATCTGGGCAATACGCATTGATGCACGCATATCTGCCATTTGCTCTTGAAAATTAACTTGAGCCTCGGTGTCACCTTCCTCAACAGCTTTTGTTAGAGCCGCCTTGGTCTGTGCGTAACGCTGGTTAAATTGATTTTCAGAACTTTTCTTAGATCCCTGTTCAAGTCGCTCAAGTCTTGCGGATAGTTGGGCGTTCTGCTCCTGTATCTGCCTAGCTTGAACTTCAGCTTCTCTACGCTGATCGACAAGTTTCTTAATTCTCTTCTGAACTTTCTCACCGTACTCTGGATCTTCTTTTTTTTCTACTGTTTCATTGGCTACATCTTTCGCCTCTTCCACAGGATCTTCAGTGATCTCGATCTGAAATTCTTCTGGCTCACCTTGTGCCTTCTTAATCTCGTCTTCGATTTCCTGAATTACTTCTTCATTTGACATGGTTTGCGACCTCCAAGTTGTTTACGCTAGATATGCAGCTATGTCGGCATCTTCTGGAAGGATAGACGTTAACTCGTCATCGTTCAGCAGTAGAAACCTCACGCCATTGATTGTGAGTTTTTGACCAGCGTACTTACCGTACGTCACGCGGTCTCCAACTTTAGGACAGACTTCGGAACGCCAGCGTTCGCCAGTATCTCGATCTCTGTAAGCTAAGTCACCCATCGCAGAAATTCTACCGTGAGCGGTTAGGTACTCCTCATTATCTTTCGATATGGAGGGTAAATGTAATCCACCTTTGGTTGTCATTTTTACTTGATTGGGTTGAACTAGCACTTTCCAATTTAATGGAACTGGTAGTTGGTGAGGTTCTAAAGTTGTTTCAACTTCTTCCTCTTTGTGTAGTGCATGTGGATGAGACATGTTAAGCATCCTCTTCGTTGATTGTTTTCATTGTATCGCTGATAATGTCAGAGGCTTGACTTAAACCCTCTGCAATCCCAACGTCTTTTTGGTATGATTGAAAATCAGTCTCCCGACCTAAAACCATTTTATCAGCTATTGCTGATCTCTCCTTCTCCAGATTCTTTTTTATTCTCTGGAGCAGATCCGTTATCGTCATCTTTTACCTTTCCAGACATAGAGATGCCCTTGACGAATATTTTGACATTTTTCTGCTCAGACATTAGTAGCCCTTCTTCTTTCCAGGCTTTCTCTTTGTACCCTTCTTCATTTTAATCTCCTTTTTTTTCTTCTTACCTGGTCCACCCTTCATGAGAGAACCAAAAGATGCCCTGTTCATAGCAAATTCCTTA